GGATAATAGCAAGGGGGACAAGCAGATGGGGTACAGTGGGGAAAACTACGAATTTTTGTTTGACAAACCAGGCGAGGAAATCCAGGAAAGAGCCTTTGAAGCGTTACATCATGCGGATGTAATGAAATACCGGGCGAAAACCATTAAAAGCGGGAATATTGTCGAATGTGAAATCTATCCTATCTGGAACACCAGAGGGCAGGCGGCAAAGGCGAAAAAAGCCACAACCAGACAAGCCCAAAAGAACCTCAATGAAAAGAACGCAAAGAAAAACCTGATAAGAAAAATCAATACCAATTTCACAGAATCAGACCTGTGCATAACACTGACATACAAAGGGCAAGTACCAGACGAAGCCCAGGCAAGAAAGGACATCCAGAACTACATAAGGCGGGTAAAGGCATACCGGAAAAAGAACGGAATGGACGACCTAAAATATATCTACGTCATTGAGTTTGAAAACGGGGAAGGCTGGAAGAAAACAAGGGTGCATCACCATGTGATTATGAGCGGGATGGATAGGGACGCGGCGGAAAGATTGTGGACAAACGGCTGGGCGAATACAAGGCGATTGCAGCCGGATGAATACGGACTGGAAGCCCTGGCGCGATATATTGCGAAAGACCCAAAAGGGAAAAAGCGGTGGAGCGCAAGCCGAAATCTGAAAGAACCGAAAGTAACCACAGCAGACACAAAGTTTACAAAGCGAATGGCGGAAAGGCTGGCGGAGGACTTTGAAACGGACGGCCCGCAGATATTTGCAAAGCTGTTCCCGGATTGTGTGTTAAACGATTGTGCTATTTTCCGATCTGATTTTGTAGCGGGGGCTTATGTATATGCAAAAATGAGGATAGACCCCCAAAAGGTAAAAAGAAAGAGAGAGAAAGAACGATGCAAGGAAAGATTTTAACAATGGGGAGCCTGTTTGACGGTTCGGGCGGTTTTCCCCTTGCCGCCAAAATGTGCGGGATAGTGCCTGTGTGGGCGAGTGAAGTAGAGCCGTACCCGATAGCGGTAACAAAAAGTCGTTTTCCTGCTATGGAACATTTAGGAGATATAAGCAAAATAAACGGGGCGCTGATCAAGCCAGTAGACATTATTACATTCGGAAGCCCTTGCCAAGATATGAGCGTAGCGGGGAAAAGAGCGGGAATCAAACACACAGAGAACGGGGATGAAGAAACAACCAGAAGCGGCTTGTTTATGGAAGCCGTGCGAATCATCAAAGAAATGAGGGAAGCGACAAATGGAAAACATCCGACTTACGCAGTATGGGAAAACGTCCCAGGAGCCTTTTCCAGCAACAAGGGAGAGGATTTCAAAATCGTGCTCGAAGAGCTTATCAAAATCGCAGAGCCAGAAGCGCCCGCGTTGCCTATGCTTGAAAAAAATCGGGGGGGGGTGGAGCTACGCAGACGTTATCATGGGAAACAGATGGAGCATTGCTTACAGAGTTTTTGACGCTAAATATTGGGGAGTGCCCCAACGTAGAAAGAGAATCCACCTTGTTGCAGATTTTAGAGGACAACGCGCCGGAAAAGTATTATTTGAGCGCGAAAGCCTGCGAGGGGATTTTAAGGAGAGCAGAGCGCCGCGGCAAGGAACTGCCGCCGATTCTGAAAGAAGCACTGAAACAACAGATAAAAAGGGCGGGATAACTGCATATAGTTTCGATTCTCTTGCCAGCAACAGCATGAAATCTAAAAATCCGCATAGCGGTTGTCGTGTGGTGGAAATCAGCAAAACCCTTGATACGACCTACCCTGATCCAAGCAAGAATCAAGGGGGAATTGCAATAGTACAACAGATATACGATTGCAGAGGAAACGGGGACGGAAAAACCGCACCGACCATTACAGGAGATCATAACAACAGGGTAACAGATTATACAGCCTGTATCGTAGAGCCGAAAACGTATTGCCTGCAAGGGAGCATGATCGGCCGGCAGGACAAAAACGGTCCGCAGGGGGATGGGGTAAATGAAAATATCTCTTTTACCTTAAATGCCACAGACCGCCACGGGGTAGCGTACAGTATAGGAAACGGACAGATAAACAGCTTAAAAATGGAGGAGGTTTGCAAAACATTAGACTGTATGCACGACAAGCAAGCAGTTTTAATAAACAAGCCGCCGCAATACATTGTTCGCCGCCTGACCCCGACCGAGTGCGCAAGATTGCAGGGATTCCCGGACACGTGGGGACACCCGGACAAAAAGACGGAGCTTACAGACGCGGAATATATCTTCTGGTTGGATGTGCGGAACACACACGCAGCCATAAACGGGAGAGCCGTCAAAGAGTACACAAAGGCGCAGATGCTGACATGGTACAACAAGCTGCACACGGACAGCGCGGAATACAAAATGTGGGGGAATGGAATCGCCCTGCCACCAGCGCTATATGTGATGCAGGGGATAGCGGAAGAAGCAGAAAGAGAAAGGGAATAAACATGGCAAGAACAAAGACAAGCGAAATTTACAACCATGAGGGCTACACCGACCCGACCGCATTTTTCGGGATGATGGAAAATCGGGGGGGTGTGAAACACAGCCAGATCACCCGCGACATACGCCGCGGCGAAATCTATTACATAGCCCCGGAAGGGGAAAACCCATTAGAGCGAAAAAACAGGCCGGGAATTATTGTATCAAGCGACCAGGTGAACAGGGTGAGTGACAGCTTTGAGGTTGTGTATTTAACCACAAAAACCCGTCACCCTATACCGTGCGACGTAGCGGTAAACGGGCCGGGAGCGCCGTCAACAGCACTGTGCGGGAAAGTGCATACAGTTTATGCAAGCCGGATCGGCAACTATGCAGGAGCGCTGACCGAAGCGGAACTGAAAGAAGTTGACCGCGCTTTAATGCACGGGCTGGGAATCATAGCCCCGGAAGCTCCAAAAGCAGCACCCGCACCGCAGCCAACAGCAGAAACCGCCAAACTGGCGGCAGAGCTGACAAAGGCAACCGTAGAACGCAACTTGTACAAAAAGCTATATGACCAACTGTTTAGCGAAATTATGACAAGAACATACAAGGGGGAATAATCATGCTTATTGTAGCGGGAAAGCAGAAACGGGAAAAAACCGCGCCGCCTGCACCATCTGAAAGCGTGGAACAGCAGCACCTTTTTACCTGGGCGGCATTTCACGCGGGGAAATACCCGGAATTAGAGCTGCTGCACCATATTCCAAACGGCGGCAGCCGGACAAAATCGGAAGCCGGACGATTTAAGGCGGAAGGGGTAAAGGCAGGCGTGCCGGACGTGTGTTTACCTGTTGCCCGTAACGGCTGGCACGGCCTGTACATCGAAATGAAGAAGCAGGGCGGCACAGAGTATCAAAAGAACAATCAAAATGGCTTCACAGCCTATTGCAGCAGGGCTATTTGACGGCGGTTTGCTACGGCTGGGAAGTAGCGGCGCAGATCATAAAAGACTACCTGGACGGTAAGACCCAGCCGAAAGAGCCGACCCGCGGTGATACCGTGCAATTTACTTGTAATTGCGGCCGGACGTTTGAAAAACCAGAAAGCGAGTGCAAAACAAACGTACCAAACTGCTACGGGACTTATTTTGCATGGGCTGACTGCCCGAGCTGCGGGAAAACGTGCCAGGCAGTAAGAAACGAGGGAAAAAGATGACCCGAAAGAGAGCAGAAAAGAACAACAACAGGACGTGCGATACAGCCACAGCCGAAAAGGTAATAACCTATAACCACGTTGCCAGAAGCAATTATGCGGGGTGCA